GAAGCTTCCAGGGTGACCCGGAAAACCCCAAGAGCATTCATTAAGAGTATTCTCGACCGGGTATTTTAACACTGAGGGTGCCATCTCTAATAAAGATGGATCACACCCAAGGTGGGAACACGGTATGGCATTTCAGGCCGAGATGCCTAAGCCGAGTAGGCTCTAACATCCAGTGGAGGATCGCATGCATAGCATGGAACTCACATTTGGAGGAAGAGAGGCTAAACCTAATCAGTTTAGCTGTATTCCTACCAGGCAAAGGAATCTCAGATTGGAGTCCATCACCCTGCCCCATAGTGTTAAAAGAGATTTTCTTTCCATTTATGATAGATGGATCCTCAGTTCAGGAGTTTCCTGGACTGTGGCTCGCCTGAAGTATTTCAAGGAAGAGTTGATCCTTGAGTACTCAGGTGGGACCCCATCCTACCTCTGGTTTAGGAAAACCAGGAGTGGCAGGCTAGTGGGGGTCTTCGGATCCCTCCGCGCTATGGCCATGAACGGCTCCCTTCGCCAGGTGTTGGATCTTATACAGATCTACTCTGAGTGGAAGAAGTCAAGGCTTGATAGCTTAGACGTTCAAAAGATTAGAGCCTCTATTGAGGCAGACCCTACAGATTGTTCCGTTTGGTCTTCATTGTTAGGCCGTGCGAAAGCACTGATGTCTAACTCCGATCTTTTCTCTAGGATTGATGTTGGTTGGCCTATACCTGTTTTGCAAAACAAGTTAAAGCCTGACCATATGCAGAGATTAATACTTGATCTTTGCACAGTACCTGATCTTTCAGGCTACTCATCAAAACTTAACCTTAACCATCTCCTCGAAAGAGGAGTGGGGGCTAAGTTCAAACCTCCACTATCTCCTCTTCTGAGTGAGGAAGAGTTGGTGGTGGGTTCGGTCCAAGTTACGCCCAACCCTGGCTTAAAAACCAGGTACTACGGCGTTCCTAACGTCTTTCTTCAAAGATGCTTAGACCCTCTAAAGAGGGGACTTGGGGAAGTTTGTCAAAAACTTCCTTGGGATTGCACCTTTGATCAATCCAAAGCTGATAAGGCAATAATTTCTCGGCTTCGGTCGGGAAAGAAAGTCTATTCAGTGGATATGTCCTCTGCTACCGACCATTTTCCTTGGTGGTGGCAGAATCATGTCCTGGGCCATCTTACTTCAGGTGGGGACCGTAAGGTCTCTACCAGAATGCAAGTTGAGCTCCTGCGGATAGCTATTACGAAAGGAAAATGGATCCTAAATGTTACAGACTCGCCTGATGACGAGGCCTGGATAACATGGTCCAAGGGTCAACCCCTTGGTTTAGGACCATCTTTCTTTTTGTTCACTATCGCTCATGGAGTTCTTCTTTGGACCCTTGCGAGGTCTTGGGAGAACAAGTTCTTTGTCTTGGGTGATGATGTCATCATTCTTGATGATGCTTTGTATGAAGAATACAGGCATCACCTTGAACTGGCATCTATACCCATTTCAGAAGGTAAGACATATGCGAGTAATCGCTATGCCTCCTTCGCTGGAAAGAGCTACACCCCATCGGGTTGTTGGTACAACCCAAAATGGGAAGCTATTTCCAAGAGGAACTTTCTTGATGTAGCCCGATATTGGCCTTATTGGCGCAATACCAATCTATTCCAGGAAAAGGAATTGATTGCCTGGGTTCTCTCTCTACCAGAGCCTTACGGCTCCGGAGAAAATCCAGAGGGGTTATCTCTTGACTCTCGTCTAACTACTGAGTTGGTCGAGAAAATTGAGACATCGAGATCGCGGGAA